AAAAGAGAATGCCTTGATTTTTTTCCCATCTTGGTTACAACATGAAGTTAAATATAATAATTCTAAAGAAGATAGAGTTATTTTAAGTTTTAATATAAATTGGAGAGAAAATGCCGATAATTAAAAACGCAGAACAAATAGGGACAGTTACTCTAGAAGACGGAAGAACTGTTCCAAAGTACAATGTCAAAACAGAAACGACAATCACTAATACAGAAACAGGTCAAGAATACGAGTCAGAAGAAGCTATGCAAGCAGACATCGATGATCCAAACACTTCAACCACTGTTGAAAAAATTAGACGGGATGTTAAAGTATTTGCTCCATCTCTAAAAGATATGTTAGGTCAAACACCAAAATAGTTAATGACAGTCGGTGTAAATATATCACACGACTCTTCAATTTGTATTAAGAAAGAAAAAAGTATTGAATTTTTTGAAGAAAGTCGGTTTAATAAAAACAAGTATTGGGCACCGTATCCAGACGATTTTAATTATATCTCATTTAAAAATATTAAAGATTTTAATGATGTTTTTGTATTTGCTTGTTATGGCACTATGGAAAACAGTCATAAAGAAGTTGTAGAAAATATCTGTAATAAATACAAAATAAAAAATTTTATATATAATGAATTAATGCACCACGTTTATCATGCGTGCGCAGCTTTTCATTCATCACCATTTAATGAAGCGCTAGCTGTAGTTATAGACGGAGGTGGAGCTAATTTGACAAGTAAAAATATTTATAGAGAGAGTGATAGTATTTTCTACATCGATAATCAAAAAGTTAAAGAAAAATACAAAAGCTATAACAACTCTAGATCCACAACTTTATTTCAAGATTTTCATAATAGAAAAAAATTACTTAAAATAATTGAACTGTTCAAAAACACCTCACAAGAAAAAAATATACTTGATAGTTTTTTTACAGAAAACGATTGTTTATACAGGATAACAAACAATTATAATCCTGGAGACCTGTTCAATCATTTATGTGACACTATTGGTTTTTTTAATTTTGATACATATGAGCCAGGAAAAGCCATGGGACTATCATCTTATGGAAATACGTTTGGAGAAAGAAACGAGGACTTAGCTAAACAAGTTCAAATAGCCACTGAGGACTACACTATAGAATTAATAGAAAAAGCATTAAGCTATGACAATACAAAAAATATTGTCTTATCAGGTGGCTATTTTTTAAATTGTGTTAACAATTATAAATATACTCAACATTTTAAAGATATAAATTTTTTTGTTGATCCTTGTCCTCATGACGGAGGGACTGCTTTAGGGGCAGCTGTGTGGTATGATCATTACAAATAAAGAAGAGGCGATTAATAAAATATTAGAGCAAGAAATAGTTGCTATATTTCAAAAGAGTTCAGAATATGGCCCGCGTGCTTTGGGTAATAGGTCTTTATTGTTTGACCCTAGAAACAAAAACGGAAAAGATATTGTTAATAAAGTAAAAAGACGCGAATGGTTTAGACCTTTTGCTGGTACAGTCTTGTTAGAACACGCAAAGGATTGGTTTGAAATGGGCACAATTAAAGAGTCCGTTTATATGTCTTATGCCGTTCCTGTAAAAGAGGATAAAAAAAACTTAATACCTTGTATAACTCATGTTGATGGAACATGCAGAGTACAAACCCTAACTAAGGAACAAAATAAAAATTTTTATGAATTAATTGAAGAATTTTACAAAAGAACAAACGTGCCTATATTATTCAATACATCCTTCAATCTAGCTGGTGAACCATTAGTAGAAACACTAAGTGATGCACACAGCACGATAGAAAGATCAGATTTAAAGTATCTTTATTTACCCGACTTACAATCACAATCATCAGGACAGTGATTTGTCGCATCTTTCATGTGTCGTTCAAAATCCCTTTCCATTGCAAGTAGTCGTTCATGGTATCTGCTCACCTTGTCAGCAAGGACAGCAATAGCTTTTAAATAGTCTTGTTCGCTCATATTATCTCCTGTGATTGTTAATTTTGGTGAGAACCTAATGTAAGCATATTTTCTTGTTCTGCAACAGTATTTTTTTTAATTGTTTTCTTGACACAAAATTTATGTTATGAAAGCTTAGAAATAAGAATGAGATATTATAATTTATCTGAAAACATCATAGCGTGTGACAATTTCTTACCTACTCAAAAGGTAGATGAACTTTATTCTGATTTACTAAACAATAGACAAGTTTTTCAACCTCCTAGTTGGGGAAACGGAGAAAATTCAAATACAGAATTATTTAGTGAAAAATGTGGTGGCCTTGATTTTTGGCTTAATGATAAAACAAAACAAGATAATAATTCTTTTATAGAAAGTATGCATAAATGGATGATGCATCAAGGTTTTGAATATTACGTTAAAGACAATGGTGCTCAGGTTTATGATTTTCTAAAGAGAAAATTAGAATGGGATATTCATGTTATTTCTTACAATAACGGTGGGTATTACAATTGGCACAAGGACATCTCTATGTCTACCTTGTTTACATTTAATTTAATTTTAAACAAAGGTGACACTTTAAAAGGTGGCGATTTGCTATTTTATGATAGAGAAATTATAGAGATAGAAAATAAAAATAATTTTTTAGTTGTGTTCCCTTCTTACATTCCACATGCCATTAAACCTGTGTACACGGAAGATAACAAGGATGTGCCTTTTTTAGAGCAAAGATTTAGTATTCAATTTTGGGTGAGGTTTAATAAATGTTAAATAAAAAAACACAGATATTTGGAAGATTAATATGTAAATATAGTTTACCACTAGATGAAGTAGAAGAGTTAAATAATGTGTACGATGAACATAAAAAAGAACTCATATCTAATGGTGCAAGATTAGTAGGAAGAATAGAGTCTGAACTTGAGATAACTCGTTTATTACCAAAAACAAAAATATTTAACAATATTGCTGCTTGCATGGATGATTATATTGAGACTATGTATAAAACAGGAGAAGCTCTTAGAGATCCACCTGAACAGCATGTAAAAAGAAAGTTTGATATATTAAGTTGTTGGATTAATGACATGATAGAAGGTGAATACAACCCTCCTCATACACATCATGATGGCAGGGGATGGTCAACTGTTTTATTTTTAAAAGTTCCTGAATTTATAAACGAGGGTGGTTTTAAAGGACAACTTCATAAATTTAGAGACGGACAAATAGGATTTACTAGTGTTGATGGCACTAACACTTTATGGCTTGAACCAAAAGTAGGTGACTTTTATATTTTTGAAGCAATACATCAGCATTCCGTAAATCCTTTTAAAACAAGAAATAAAGAAGACGTAAGAAGATCAATGTCTTTTAATTTTTTAAAAATAGACATAGAGGAGGATTCTGAAGATGTTTGAGAATAAAATAACTTTTTGTTGTGTTAATGAAAACTTAGTAAAAGTATGGCCACATCCAAAACCATCTACAAGATTTATACCAGAAGAATATAAAAAGTTAGAAAGATTTAGAAATGGGGATTTACATGAAGCAACAGTTAAAACATGTATGCCGTTTTTAGATTCCATGACCATGGGATATATTATACCTTTTGATCAAGATTATGTGGTTACTCCTACAGAATCTGATTTTGATGTCGTTCCTGCTAACAGAGAACAAGCTGATTTTGGTTTTCATAATAAAGGTCAACTTCCAAAAGAATGGCATAAAACCATTGGGGCCAACGCAGGAAAGTTTGTAAACAAATGGCTAATTAAGACACCTCCAGGTTACAGTTGTTTATTTGTAAAACCCATGAATAGATTAGAACCTAGATTTGAAATAATTCCAGGCATTGTAGATACAGACAATTACATAAATACAATTAACTTTCCTTTTATTTTACACAAAAAAGATGAACAATTTTTAATTAAAAAAGGAGAACCAATGGTGCAAGTAGTTCCTTTTAAAAGAGAGTCTTGGAAGATGTGGTCTGGATTTTACAAAGAGTATTTGCATCAAAAAACAGCAGACCTTTTAAACAGTAAATGGCTAGATAGATATAAATCAATGTTCTGGAAGAAAAAAAGTTATAAATGATAAAAAAAATACAAGACTATATTATGTGTTTTGAAAATTCTATAGATCCTAAACTTTGTAAAAAAATAATTACAAAAAGTTATAATCAAACTTTTGTGCCTGCTTTAAGTGGTGGAGGCGAAAGAAATTCTAGTAGAAATTGTTATGAATCTCCATTGGATGTTGAATTTCAAAACGAAATATTTAAAGTTGTTGGTCAATCAATACAAAACTATCAAGAGGCGCACCCTAATTTTATTACAGGATTAACAACAGAAGACACGGGTTATGGACACTTACTATATATGGGTGCAGAAAAAGGTGAATACAAAGAACATGTTGATAACTATGATTTACACCAAAGAGTTTTAAGTATGTCTTTAATTTTAAATGATGATTATGATGGTGGTGATTTTGCCTTTTTTGAAGGTCAACACATTGTTAAAAAACAAAGAGGTAGCGTCGTAGCTTTTCCAAGTAATTTTTGTTTTCCTCATGCAATCACTCCAGTAAGTAATGGCGACAGGCACGCAATAATTACGTGGATACATTAAATGTATATTAAAGCTAACATTGATGATTGTGCGCTTATAATTAATGAATTTTTACCAGATGAATTATTTAAAAAAATAAAAAATTATGACTACAAATTAGATAAGAAGAATGCTTCATATTCTCATTGGGATGAATGCCTTTTCAAAGATGATAAACAAAATACAACTATGGAAGAAGTCAAAATTTCTAACGTTGTATCTGTTATAGAAAAAGGAGAAATTCAAACTGATGAAAATATTTTTAAAGAGTTTTCACAAATTTTAATAGATTGTCCATTTATACCTTATCAAACAAATTCAAAAATCAGCATAAATTATTATGAGTATGATAAATTTTCAGGTATCAACTGGCATGATGATGGATCATATACTTTAAATTATTCTTTTTATATTAATGATGATTGGGATGAGAATTGGGGTGGAGAGACTTTAATTAATACAGGAAGAGGTCTACCTTTAGTAAGTTATCCTTATTCAAACAGTCTTTTAGCTATTAAAAACGGAGTAGCACATAAAGTTTGCCCTGTTACAGGTCCTAAAAAAAGAAGAGCTTTACAAATAAGAGGTATTTTTTACGAATAGTTAGAGTCGTAGTCTATCCAAGTTTTATTCCAAACATGATTAGCGTGCGTGTTTTCCTCAGCAGCGTTACACCAAGCAGCAATAGAGGCATCATATTCTGAGTCATGTGTTGCTTTTGCTGTTTCTATTTGATTTTTTCTTTCTTCCGCCCAAGTTAATAAAGCAGCTACTGTTGTTGAAGCTACAGCATCACTTGTTGAATTTAAAGAAGTATTTCCAGTCATCATATTTGTTGACGGATCAATATTTTGAATTTCATTTTGACCAGGTTGATTATTCCATATTACAAAATGTATTGTATCTGGGATGGCTGGCATATTTTTACCTTTATCAGCCCACACTATAGGATAAGAGTCGTCTATTAGAATGCTTTCTTTATTAGCTATTACAATTTGTGTTGCCATTAATATCTCCTAATGTTTAATAATATAGTTTACCACCACGAAAGGTGAGAATGAATTTGTTCCAGATCCTGTTATAGTTCCAGTTAGAGTTCCTGATAAAGTATGAGAGTGATTGTGTCCAGTGCCTGATCCAGCGTTCGCTACAGTGCCTGATGGGTTATTTTGACGTCCGTTTGGAGCATATGGCACGGCATTAAAATTTCGTAGACCAGTATTAGTATTTTCAGGGCTAAATGCGTTAGCATTTGTTGTGTGACTGTGACTAGCTAATTGAGCGGTTGTTAAAGAGGTGTTGTCAATGTTACCAGTGACACTAACTGCTTGGTTATTAGTTAAAGAAACAGTAACAGTGTTTGCTCCGCCTGTTCCTGCTAAGTTGTAAGTATTACCATCAAAACCTTGAGGCATTTTACCTTGCAAGTTAGGAACATTAAAAGTTGTTGAGCTGTCACCTGCGCCATAAGTAGTTCCTGTTACAGCAAATAAATCAGCGTATGTAGTTCTTGAAACAGCAGATCCATCACATAACAAATAACCATCTGGTGCTGTTGATTTTGTCCAAGGCTTTATAGCGCCTACTTCACTTCTGTTTACTATATCTTGTAAGTTAGCCATAATTAATCGTTATACTTTAATAACCAACCGTTGTCACTGTCATAAAACACCAACGATATACCAGCACGGTTAGTTGAAATTGTTAAATCTGATGTTGCTCCTTGAATTTTAGAACCATTTCTTGCAACAGTAATATTGTTAGTACCTGATGTACCATGTGAGTCAATTATTTTAACTTGGTTTCCAATAGAAGGAGAGGAAGGTAAAGTGATTGTTACAGCAGTTCCAGACGTATCAACAAATATATTATCACCATCTGAAGCTGTGTAGTTTCCACTTTTTTCTATCCATGCCTCACCTAAACCAGCAAGAGAAAAAATATCATACCAGTTAGTTCCATCAGTAGAAACTAATCTGTATTTACCATTTGTAATTGTAACTGTGTTGCCTGTAGCACCTAATCTTGCAGTGACGTCAGCGCCACCAGAAATGTTATTGTAAAGTCCATAAGTTTTTTGTGTAGTTGGAAACTGAACTATGTGAGTTGTAGAAATAGTTCCAGAAAAAATTATTTGGTTTTGTCTAGCTTCATTGTTAGCTTGAGATTGTGGACCATCTGCGTTTGTTAAAGTAGTTGGCCCTGTACCAGAGAGAGTTTTTGCATAAACACCAGCAATAGCAAATTCAAATACTTGAGAGAAGTTATTGTTTGTAATAGTACCCCAAGTTCCTGAATTTTCTCCAGTAGTTTGTAGCTCTATTCTCAGACCTGTCGAAAATGTTGATGCCATTTAATCTCCTAATTTAAAATTTAATGATTAATTTAAAGTTTGTCAAAACTTTTATGCAGCTTTGTGAACTTCTGTCCAACTTATATCGCTGTTTGAGTCATCTACTTGTGACCAGAAGGTCCCTTGTAAAGTACCAATTGCACTTGTACCAGAAACTCCTGTTATTGTAAAGCTTACATCTGTACGAATATTTACAGATCCAACATTGGAGGTAGCGGATACGCTTGGAGCTTCATAACTCGTTTCTTGAGTTTCTTCACCAAGGCTAGAAGTTAAGCCTACACCTGTAACAAATACGGATGTTCCGACTGTTCCAACAGCTGATGTTAAAGCATTACCAGTTGGGAACACAACAAATTCAGGATCTGCCTCTGCTTGTCCAACAGACGATTGCATAGCTGTTTCAGCACCAGCCACAATAGTAGTTTGTCCATCACCTGATATAGAGAAAGTGCCTATGGAAGATGTGGTGCCTAATCCAGTTACTGATATGTTTTGATCTGTTGCAGCTGACTCGTCACCTAAAGATGCTGTTAAAGCTTGACCTGTAAGAGCAAATGAGCCACCTACAGCGCCCCATTGTTGTTCACTCCAACCAATAGATCCACCAGTATTAATGTCAGTATCACGGTTCCAACCTGTAGTTTTTGTAACTGATGTAGATTCATTACCTACAGATAAAGTTGTGCCTAATCCTGTTACTGAAATGTTTTGATCTGTTGAAAGTGATTCTTCACCTAAAGATGCAGTGAGTGCTATTCCAGTAGGGCTTACTTCCCC